TTTTTTTTTTTTTTAGATGGAAATAGGTTTAATCTTTTCCCACCTGTATCTACTTTATTACTCACTATGGCTTCCTAATCTCGAAGTGAACTAAATCATCGAACTTGTTATCTTTGGTTTTAAAATCCATATCCCAGTCGCCGCCCCATCGAAGAACTATACCTTTCATTCTTGCTATTCCTAAAACAAAACCTGCAAAATAACTCATTCTTTCTCTATCTTCCCAATCAATCGGATAAGGTATCGCATCAACTGCAATGCTCGGAACTTTATTGTGTTTACCCATAGGGAACTTGAGCTTAGAGTTCCCCTTTTTATAAGCTTCATTTTGCTTACCCTTTCCTCGAAAACCCTCCAGTATTGTGCAGTCAAAATACCTAATAGCAATATTAAATACCTCCTGTAAGTCTTCATCACAGGTTTCCAGCTTCCCTCTACTTTTTTTACTAAAACGAGGCATTAGTATTGACGACCTGTCTTCCCAGATTTGCTATATCCCCCAGATAGGTCTAGTGTATCAGACTTACTTTCTTCTTTCTTAATTTTTTTCCACATTCTAGCATGTTCCCACATTCTAGCATGTTCTTCTTCGTATTCTCTACGTTTTCCATCAGAAATGTTGTGCTGAAATATCTCCTGGTCGGAATAACCTTCTTTAAGCAAAGAGTCTAACTTAGTAGAAGCGGATTTACTTAAAGGCCCCCAATCACCATCAACACCGTTTCCTAGAGGGCCTGTTTCCCCTAAATAAAAACCAAGATTCTTCATTATCCCTTGCATAGCAAGAACCTCACCTCTACTCATTTTTCTTTTTTGTCCCATTAGGCTACTATCCAGGGTTTAGCCTTACGTTTTGGCTTGTACCACTTCTTTTCTTTATTCTTAGAGTAATTAGGGGGAAAAGCATGCACATTTGCATAATAAAGCGATTCTATGGTGTCGTCATGAGCCATTCTGGGGCCGAAAGTAAGGATTTCGTTCACCAAATCAAACATATTCTCTCTCAAATTTACAGTTGCCATGCTAAATCTGCCACTTAAACCACTATAAATCCTGTTTCTTTTCTGAGTTCCACCTGGTTTTTCAGGTATTACAGCTATATCGAAGCGATTTATCCGCCTCCTTTCATCATTCAATGCTTGAAATATAGAACGGTTCATAGCCACATCCTCTACAGTAGCTGAGGTACAATGATACTTATTATAGAGTTCAATGATATAGTCGACAACGCCTTTCTTCTCAAGAAGTTCCCCATCCATTCCTTTAGCTCCTATAGTTGGAATACTTCTATGCCTTTCATATTCGAGAACGAATAGTCCATTATCTGTATCCACACCCACAACCATAATGACACTAAAATCAGATTCTTTAGTATCAATGTCAGTAGCAGGGTCACAACCGATAAATGTATTGATAGGTCTCTTTTCTCCGTCTTGTACGATATAGTTAACGCCTTCTTCATGCTCATAGTAACCTTCCCAGTATTTAACGTGTTGTCTTCTCCATACAGAATCTTCTTCTGATTGGACTTCCATCATATATTCTTGAAAAAACTTGGCAGGTTGACCTGAGTCTCGGTAGAATTTCTTCTTCTCTTCAAGTTTACTTGCTGGGAAGAATGACGGCCAAAGCACACTACCTGATGGTAGTATGGCTTTATATGTCACTACTTCCCAGGCGAACTTGTCTTTTTTCTTCTTGCTACGAGCATGATTAACGATAAGATTGTTGATAAAGGAATCATAATGAACAGGAGTACCATTAACACGGAGCCTACCAGTATGAGGCTCAAGAGCGGGATATACAACAGCAGTGACCAGATTAGCATTTTTAGCTCTAGCTTCAACTGTGATAGTGTTCGCTTCGTGCTCGAAGTCGTCAAGACATATGAGGTCATACCGTTTGTGGAGTTTCGCGCCACCTCTGATGCCAGCGACGTTTGACTTTGAAATGAGTTTGCATCCATTTTTTAATTCAATATCCTCCTCTGTCCACTTGTTACCTTTCATTGTTCCAAAGTAATATTTAATTCGGTCATTAAACTCCAAGTGGTATTTAATGTAGTCCATATTGCCTACGCTGAGCTTCTGAGTGGCCGATACCCACCCATAGAACAGCATATCATCCTTTGGACAAAATAAGAAATCTTTAAGTATGGAAGCCTTGGTTAGGACAGTCTTGCCGTGTCCTCTAGGTAGAATAATAGCTAATTGTTTAACATCGAGGTTATCTATGTGGTCAGCCATCTCAAAATGAAAGGGGGGAGTCTCACTACGCATAAAGTCGTCAGGGAGAAACAACTTCCCGAAAGCAATTAAATCATTCTTTGCTAGGAGAAGAGTTTGTTCCGCTTCCGATATCTGAGTCTCGTTTATATTTGCCATCTAAGAACTTTCCAAATTTCTTTTCCTGTTTCCTATACTCAAGATAGTTTGAAAGTATCCTTTCAACATCATCTATTCTCTGACTTATTATTTGAGCATGATGAGCCAGTCCTTCTATTGCTCTCACCATATCGTTCTTTGAGATAGGTCTCCTGTTGGGATGTTTGCTCATCCTTGCCCCCTTTTCTTTTTACGATAATACTTCTTACTACCAATGTTTCCAAATTTAGAACCTTTCCCCTGTCCTTGCCTTGTTTTTTTAGCCTTCTTTCTCTCTGGGGAATAATCAGTTAGCTTCGGCATTGTAGTGAATCCTAGTTGGAATGTCCATACCTTCTATGATAGCAAGCATGGCTTTGAGAGCGTCATAGTGTCTCGAACTAAAATCATATAAGTTTAGAGGTAGCTGTGACTTTAATTTTTTAAGCTCCCTAATCGCTTCATCTAAATCTTTTTCGATTAATTCTCCCAACACCTTATTCCTTCATCTGAGAACTCCATAGTAACCCATCCTGTCCTGATAACTGGGTAAACTGCATACCTAGCATAAGCGGCGTACCTTAGAAAAGAACCTCCTCTCACGTACCATCTCCTTTTGAGAGACTCTTCATCACCTTCAACTCTAATCGAGTCAACTGGCTTAGCATATAGCTGATGATTGTGACCAAGAACGAAAACATCGCCATCAGAGTAAATCGAAGCAAGTCTATCCAATTCAAGGTCACCATTCTTCGCACCACTCTTCCCGTGTCCACTAACAAGGTAGTAATCCTTTCCTTTGACGGAAATTCTAGTATACCCTGGATATTGGTAGTACGGTACATTTAACTCAGCCGAGAGGGTTTTACATACATCGAAATCGAGAATAACATAGCTTCTAAGAAAATCATGGTTGCCTCCCCTTACGAATAGACATTTGTCCTTTATTGGAGATACAGCTTGGAGAAAACTTAGATACTGGTCTTCTGGGGGTTGTATCTGACCCCTTCCAGAGATAGCCTTGTATCCTGGAGGAATCATCTCTATCATATCTCCATTTCCAAACCATACTGAATGTGGGTCTTTTGCTATTGTCGTAACAGCGTCACTGAACTTTCTAACATCAAACTCTCTTGCCCCAAGATGGATATCTGTGAGACAGTGTACTCTTACAACTTTGTTAGATGAATAAGTAAGTACTTCCCCAGGCTGAATAGTTGGGTCGTATTCCTTAACCTCTGTGTCAAGAGGTATAGAAAAATTCTTTGTACATGACTTACACTTATACTTCTGCGCAATTCCATACTTCCTCTTTCTTTTCCCATCCTTTTTGGTGTACATCGAAGAACAATGTGGGCATATCATCTTTCCCCCTTACCTGTGCCGAGAATCTTCCTCTCAGCTTTTTCTATTTGTTCAGGTGAGAACCCGCTAAACATGCCGATAACTCCCTGTTCCACTCTCTTGACTCCGCTACCGAGAGTACCTATTGCTTTGCCGAGTTCCTTCAAGCTCTGAAGAGCTATGTTCTCATCAACACTGGTCTCAGCAAGAGTTTTTAGATTATTTAGAATGTATTCATGATTGATACCAAGAGACTTGGCTATGTCCTGGACACCTTTCTCAACTTCTTTCATTACTCGCTCCTGTTTTAAAAGTACGGCAGCTCTTTTCTTAGCTTTGTCTGGTGACTCCTCATCGTAAGCATCCATGTAGGACTTTACCACACCCATTCCTACCGATACGTTGGTAGCGAATATCCTTTCTTTGTTAGTTACCTTTTCCCTCTCTCGAACTCTTTTGGTGGTGTCTTTTATTTTCTTTGAGAATGTGTATCTATTTGGATGCCTGGAGAAGTCGGTATCCATGAAAGTACCCGTTCGATTCAGAAAGGTTCCTACCACCGTCCTTACCCATCCCTTTGCATAGGAATAGTTTTTCCTATCCCCTGGGTGAGATATATTCCCTGATACCTTGAGTAACTGAATGATGGCTCCATCATCACTCCAAACCCAATCTCCTTCTTTTCCCTTTCTCCAATTCTCAATGGGAGTAATGTCGGGATGGTCGTTATAAAATTCGGAAATGTCCTCGTAAACAAAATGCTCCTTGTTCTTGATTAATTCTGACTTCATTCGGGGTATGGACTGGTATTCCCCAACTGAGCCCACAGAGAATCTATCAATCCAAGCACCTCATGAGGAATGTGATAAACAGTACCATTGATTTCTATCGGAGCCAGGTCATCA